CGACCTGCAGCACTCTGACTCTGCGTGTAGCCAACCATCGTATCACGTTTCTTGGTGGACACAAGGTCCAGGATCCGCTTTTTGGTCATCCCTGTCCGTCTTCCCGTCTTTCTCGGTGAACGCCTCTTGGCGAACGAGCGCCGGGCGAATCGGGAGCGACCACGCGGTCCACCACGCTTTCTCCTTGCGTAACGTTTCATTGTAAAAACAACCGTTCCTCACTGCGTCAGAATATAGGCAACGATCCACACCAGTTCGCGTAACTCGGCACATGACTGATACGGCAAAAACAAGCGAACACAGCCACTATATATACCACACCAACTCCCACTCCCACTATGAAGGTATACAGTATAATATTAACTGTATACCATGGGACCACCTTTCCGGTTTAGCGCAAAATATGGACTCTTCACGTACGCCCAGTGCTCGGACCTTGATCCTTTCGACGTGGTTAACCACTTTGCATCTCTACGAGCTGAGTGCATCATCGGAAGAGAGGAGCATGCTGATGGCGGAGTTCATCTACATGCTTTCTGCATGTGGCAACGACGATTCGAGACTACAAGCGCTAGAAAATTCGATGTTACGGGTCGCCACCCAAACGTTGTCGCAGGATTCGGCACTCCGGAGAAAGGTTGGGACTATGCAACAAAGGATGGAGATGTGGTCGGTGGAGGACTTGAAAGACCGTGCGGAGACAGCATGGATAAATCTGGCTCTAAGTGGAGCGAGATTACAGCTGCGGAATCTGCAGCAGACTTTTGGGACCTTGTTGGACAAATGGACCCACGTGCGCTTTGCTGCAATTTCACCTCCCTCCAGAAATTTGTGGAGTGGAAGTACAGGACCGACCCTGCCGAGTATGCAAGTCCGGCAGGAATACAATTCGACTTGGCTGGATCACCAAGACTGTCTGAGTGGTGTGGAGCAAACATTGATGTTCCTGTAGCAGGTAAGCTAATAACATGGTGCCCTCCGGGCGGGAGGGTTGGACCTCTGGGACCGGGGGCCTCGTCCCTCGGCTTATCCCCGTCCCCAGCCGGCCCTTTCGATAAGGAGATGCTAATACTCGCAGGTAGACGCAGATCTCTATGCTTGTACGGAGATACAAGACTGGGAAAAACATTATGGGCCAGATCTCTGGGAAAACATGCCTACTACGGAGGGCTATTCTCCCTGGACGAATCAATCGATAACGTCGAGTACGCTGTTTTCGACGATATAAACGGTGGACTTAAGTTTTTTCCGAACTACAAGAGCTGGCTAGGGTGCCAATCACAATTCTACTGCACGGACAAGTACAAAGGAAAGAAGCTGGTACACTGGGGAAGACCTTGCATTTGGCTATCTAATGAGGACCCAAGATATAACGAAGGGGTTGACGTGTCATGGCTTGAAGGCAACTGTGACTTCGTTCACATCAGGCTACCTATTTTTCGTGCCAGTACACAGTCGACTGTGACGTCACCTTCAAATTCGCAGGTGCCCCACTCGGCTGCCTAAAGTAGTCCATTACATAGACATCCTTCAATTGACTAGTCGTACCAGAACAAGCAAATGCATCATTTTGAGCCCCAGTAGCTGATTGTGCAGTACCAAACTCTGTTTCGGGATAACGCATCGTCTTATTCAACGGCACGTAGTGTTTCGCACTACGCAGGATCGGGGCATCATTGCCTGAAGTCAACTTCCTGACACGGTCAGAAATCACATTGATTTGACTTGTGTCAACCTTGGCCGTAGTATAGTCGCTCCAATCAACATAGCGAATACCCTGAAAGATTCGCTCAACCAATAGATCGTAGTTCGTAACAGGCAACGGTTCCATTGTCCTGAAATAAGTGGGGAAGCCACGTAATGCATTCGGAGACTGCTCGGGTGGATTTTGCGTGCTGGGGCCAACGATATCCACTATATTGTCTGTCGCAGTAACATAATACATCGTGGGGATATTCTCCTCGCTAAAGCGCTGAGCCATGGTGAACACGATTCGACGCCACAACCAAGGATCGGAGGTATCAGTCTCCAAAGAGAAATTGTCCGAGAAGCCCTTCCAAAAGACATTGGGGGTATTGCGAACGGTAGGGAGTCCAGTACCCTGTCCAGCTGAAAGGCGGGACGTCGGGCACCACAACAGGAAGTTGTCCGCACTCAACAACTCAACAAAGTAGCGACCTGCAGCACTCTGACTCTGCGTGTAGCCAACCATCGTATCACGTTTCTTGGTGGACACAAGGTCCAGGATCCGCTTTTTGGTCATCCCTGTCCGTCTTCCCGTCTTTCTCGGTGAAC